CTTCACCAAAGCCACTCAACGCAACTGAAAAGGAAATAGTAGCTTTACCAATTTTCGCTTCATGAACAAGTTGGCCATTTTTCAACCTCTTTTGAGGCTTACTCGTAAGCTCGACATCGTCATTTGGACCCAATTCAACTTTTGGGTTATCTGTCTGTATTTGATCATCATTAATTTCTTTGCTCATATTCTCTTCCTTATATTGTTAAACAGTGTTTTAAAATTTTATCAACCTGTTTTCTATCCATTTTAGACTCAATCGTCTCGATTATTGATGGGTTGATAGTATCTGAGTCATATAGATAGAACAACTTAGATGGATCTAAGATGACGGCTAAATCTGCTGCAGTCTCGACATGAACATCCCGACTTTCAGGAAGAACGATGTTTTGTTCCATGAGGTTGTACCAATTAATTCCAAACGTATCTCGAAAATGCTTTTGAAACATTTCGTTTACCATTCCGAAAGATGGGTTATCTTCATAGACTTTTTCTCTTTCAAGTAGACCATATACACCAAACTCACGCATTTTCGATCCGATACTACGTTCAGCAACCAACATATTACCTAGATATGTTCCAAGATCACCAGCTAATTTCTGATTGCCATCTTTTGTCTCATACCCAACATTTCCGAGGAATTTTAATCCGACCTCAATGTCTACGGTAAAATACTCGCTCATACCATACTCTTGAGCTTCAGCCTTCATGCGCAGTTTCTCTAATAGCACGGGGTCGTTTGAGTGCACTAAAGTATCATCGCCCATATTTGAAATTGCATAAGATGGATTTTCATGCTTTAAGATAGTATCGATATTACCCAATACATCAGATGTGATATCATCTATCATACATAATGTCGCAAAGGTGAAACCATCTTTTCCAAGCATTGATGTAAAGAATATTCCAGAAGGAAGCCCTTTATATTGCGTGAAATAAGAATCATCAAAGGGATCGCCAGTCCAGATTGGATCTGGTGTTGGTCCATTGGATGAATAATAACTCGGAGCGTTCATTCCCATTTTTGCGTAGGCACGGAATTTATCCGTTATTGGAAGACAATTGAGCCACTCGTCAAATAACCATTCTGGAAATGACTGGTCATATTGAGTAACATCAAGACCAAGTACGTGTGTGTATCGATCTATCTTTGCCTGAACGTCATCA